AACAGTTGATGGCTTTTTAGCTCACGAAGTTACAGCAGTACCAGAAGCTATAACAGGAACCAAAGATGAAGTTGATTCCGATAACAAACCTGTATATCAAGGAATAGACCAAAGTAAACTTGTCCCTTTACTTACTGCTGCTTTACAAGAAGCTATTGCTAAAATAGAAGTATTAGAAACCAAAGTAGCAGCATTGGAGGCAGCTTAAATGGCATTAACAAAAGTATCAACAGATGGTGTCAAAGATGATGCCATAACAAAAACCAAAATACCAGCAAACCAGATAGAAGCTAGTGAACTGGCAGATAACGCAGTTGACACTAATGCCATAGCAGATCAGGCAGTAGCTTTATCTAAACTTCCACATGGTGATGGTAGTAGTGATGGTAAGTTCTTACGAGCAAACAACGGAGCAGATCCTAGTTTTGAAACAGTTACAAGTACAACAATAAACAACAACGCAGATAACAGAGTTATTACTGGTTCTGGTAGTGCTAATACTTTAAATGGTGAGGCAAATTTAACTTTTGATGGTGGTAATTTAATTTCAAAAGGTGATAATGGTATAAGTATTGAAGCGTCAAGTACTAGTACTGCTGGTCGATTAACTATTATTGGAGTAAATGCTAGCGACCAAGTTTCAGCTATTTCTCGTATTCAATCAGTATCAACTGGTAGCAATAATGCCGCAACAGCTACAACATTTAGTAATAGAAATGCAAGTAATGTTGTCAATGAGCATATGCGTATTACTTCTACTGGAAAAGTAGGTATAGGCACAACAAGTCCAGTAGAGATTTTACATATAAAAGAAGGTACAAATAAAAATGTACACTTTACAGGTGGTATAGGACAGATTGGAAATGTCACTGGATTCTATGCAGTTAATGATGCTAATAACGCAATCGTTGACATTGGGATGACAGGATCAACTGTTAGATTTGGTACTACTGCTGGTGAACGAGGAAGATTTACTGGTGATGGTTTGTGTTTTAACGGAGACACCGCAGCAGCCAACGCACTTGACGACTATGAAGAAGGTTCTTGGACACCTGTAATAGGTTCTGGTTCAACTACTAATATTTATAGTCCAAGATATACAAAAATTGGTAATTTATGTACTATATCTTTTTCTGCGTATGGTTTTAGCGATAATTCAAGTAGTACAGCGTTATATTTTACAGGCTTACCTTTTACTTCTGATAGTCAAGGTGGAGCAGGGCTTAGTGTAGGTGCTTGTTTTACCGCAAAATTTAGTGTTGAGTCAAACATAATTTCTTATGTTGGAGCTAGTACTACAACTATTCGTTTTTACGATCATGGAACTGGCGATTATGACGCTGTTAGACACAACAATATAAATGGAACTGATACCACTCATAGAATATTTACAACTATAACTTATACAACAGCATAGACCGCAGCTACGTCTTAAAACTAAGCCTAAACCTGTTTTAATCGGAGATTAATCCTAATGGCACTTACAGAATCAATCGAATACGACAAGATAGAAATTGTCGGTCAATACAAAGCGGTACAAGTCCGTAAAGCAACAGTCATCAAAAAAGATGGTGTTGAATTAACAAGATCTTTTCATAGATATGTATTACAAGCTGGTACGTTAGATGATTCAGATAATTTAGTTGATACTGATTTATCAGGAGAACCAGCAGAAGTATCTGCAATATGCACAGCAGCTTGGACTGATGATGTAAAAGCTGCGTGGAAAGCTAAACTAATAGCAGATAAATCTGCAACACCTTAACTACATTTCCATTTCTTAAGAGCTAGTCCTTTTCTTGTTAGCTTACCGCCTTTACTGGTAGCACCTTTAACACCTTTCATTCTGGCACAAAAAGATTTACGTCTTTTTGCAGCCTTACTACCAGGTTTTACTTTACCTGTTACTGGTGCTTTTAGGTTGCTACCTGTTTCTCTATTTATTTTATCCCTACCTTTTTTTGTAAGGCCACCAGTTTTACTCTTGTGTTCTTTGCGTAGCCTTACTGATTTAGCCATTATTCAGAAATACCAAAAACGTTACTTTCAGCTAATCTTCTTTGTACTTCATGCTGGAAAGCTATATCTGTTTTATATCTAGGATCTCTCATAGCAGCTACAACTTCTGCATTAGATCTAAATACTTTTGTATTAGGAGAAGAAGATGTTCTACCACTTATTAATCTTGGTTCTACACCCATAGCATTTTTATACCTGGTAAACATTTCTTGTACTGCAAGAGTAACTTTAGGAATGTTTCTTTTCTCAGCATCTACAACTTTATCAAACTCTTGTAGTTCTTCTTTAGATATGTTGCCATCCATCCATTTCAGCATTTCCATGTACTTATCTTCACCACCTGCAATACCTACAATATCTTCATACTCAGGAAAGCTAGGATCAGCAGCAGCTTGTTCTGCACCTTCTTGTGGTTTTAAACCTGCAAGATAACTATCTATTACGTTTCTTGTAAGACCAGTAGATTCTAATTCTTTGTAATGTTCTTCTGAAATAGTACCGTTGTTTTCTTGGTAATACTTATTTATAGCAAAAGGATCTATGTTGCTTTGTTCAAATAATTCTCCTAACTTTTCACCGTATTGTTGTTTTGCTAGTTCGTAATTAACAGATCCATCTTCTTGATATTCAAGAACATCTTCTGCAACAGGTTCTTCTTTTGTCTTTGCAACATCACCTAACTTACCTTCTAACTCTTTATAGCTTGCAGCGAGAGCCTCTACGCTATCAAACTTGCCTAAGATTTTACCGTTATCAGATTTGTTTTCGTCAGCAAATTTTTCTAGATCCTGTTGTGACATAGGAGGAGTTTCGTTTGACTGTAAAGATGCTTTCATAATTAATTAGTTACTTGTAATAGTATTACCATGAGCAGTAACTTTTTCAACTGGTTTAGTTGGTTCGGGTGTATCGTTTACACCTAGACTACTTACTACTGCTACTTCTTCTTTAGTGTAGCGACCATTTTCGTCACGTTTTTTTGCTGTTTTTTTAGTTGGCATTTGGTGTTACCTCATTCTGTAATAGTTGAGCTTCCGCTTGATTTTTAGGATCTAATAATTTATGACCTTGTAATGCAGAAGGAGCTAGATCTTTAATAAGCTGCTGTTGCTGTTCAGCTTGCAACTCTTGAGCTATCTCTTCTTTTGATTTTATCAAATTTAAAGTTTCTATACCAACACTATTAGCTAACCTTATAATCGCCTCGTCAATGTTCATGTACCTTCTCATAACATCAACACCTAATGCTTGAGCTATCGTGCCTATAAACTCTATAAGTTTTGCTTTATCTGCATCCCTTCCAAGACCATTTATACCTGTTACTATTTTTGGTCTAACTAACCTATCAGGAAGTTTAGGTGCTTTACCTGCTCTTATAAGTAAATGTAATTTTCTACGTAAATATTTAATTTGAAACTCAGAACTTAACACAGAATATATGCCACCTAACGTAGCTTCTAAGGCATTACTCATTATTTGTATTTCAGTACTGGTAACACGTTCTGCATCCCTTTGTATGCTTTTAGTCATAAGGAAAGCATCTTCTAACCTTTTTTCTAATGTTGCCTTAACTCTTTCAGCTACAGCAAAGTCATTAGCTTTATTGGTTTGCAATGTAGATACGTCAGTAGCAAGTCCTTCACGTACTGCACCATTAGGTGCTTGACTTACTGCTTTTGGTGAAGTTACACCATTAGGATTTATAAAGTATATTGTACGTGCAGATGCAGCAGCACCTTCTACTATTGCTTGTGTTAATGCTTCTAGAGTTATAAGATCACCTTTGTATTCATTAACGTATGACGTACCATAATTTGTATCTGTTTGAGTCCAACGTAAAACTATAAATGGTGATACATCAACAGGTGAAATGCCATCTGTACCAGGTATCTTTTCTCCTTTACATTCTTGAAACCATACATGATTATCACCTTGACGTTCTAGTTTTGTATATATATCTATTTCAGTACCATCCATAGATTCTGTATAGTTTTCTTTTTGTTTGATCTGCTCATAAAATTCTGGATCTAATGCTTTTGTTGATACAGATTCTTTTGTCACTACAGTTAGTACGTTACCTACTTCATCCCTTTGTACTACATAACGATCTAAGTAATAAACTTTTAATCCATCTTCTGTTATGTATAGCAATACGTTACCTACAACTATTAAATGCTTTAGTGCTTCAAACATTGCTACCCTATCGTTGCTAGTTTCTATATCTGCCATAACTGCATTTTCTAAACCACGTAAACCTTTATCTATCTCGGCCATTATTTCAGTTTGACCACTCTTTTGTAGTTCTAATTCATCAATTATCAATTTAAAAAATGGTGTGTTAGGTGGTATTAATGCCATCAACATTTTTGCTGCAAGACTATTTGTACCAGCAGCACCTAACGCTTGCATTGGTGTTTTTATCTTTTGTTTCTTTGCAGAATTATTATTAAATAAACTAGGTATTGTTAATTTTGCACAGTCATCACCATCACGTTCATACGCAGATCTATCTATAGACAGAGTGTTATATAAACTTTCTGCTGTTTGTTGTGTTTCCATTTTAATAATTTAAATCACGACCTGCACTAGGTAATAAAGGTATGCGTAATGAACTTGTACCTAATCTTCTTCTTGTTACTGCTGCACCTGTAGTTCTTGTACCAATTTCCGTTCCATCAGTTTTTTTCTTAGTTGCAGTTTTTGTAGGAGTTTGTTGTACTGTACGTTTCCTACCAGTTACAGGAGCATCCGCAGTTTCTTCTGGCATAGGCGGTGTTGGTCTTGGCTCTGGTAATGGTGGTGGAGGTGGTGGGCTGCTGAAAACACACATTAGATTTGACCCTCTAATACAGTTGAACTTAACATAGTTTCTTTTTGTCTTTCTTGATGTTTCTTTAAAAAATCTACAACTGATCTTTGACCAGCTTTGTACCATATTTGTCTATCATCATCTAATAGATCTGGTGGTTTGCTTGGGTAGATAGTATCTAAAGCATCTAGCAATTCATCATTTAAAAATGGTAAATCGCTTGCTGACATAAAAAAACTAAATTACTTTACTTTAATATAACGTGCAACAGCAAAATATCACACTCCTGGTAATCAAAACGTAGGATTCCATAATTTAACTTCTCCTGTATTGTAGTCATAATCTCCTTCTCTCAGTATGCGTACTAACCTGGCATTTAATATAGCATCAGATATACCATTACCTTTTTTATTATAAGTCTTTACAACAAGATCCCACATAGATGGTAAATCTTTTGCAGAGTCTAATATTTTTGTTGCTGATACCATACCTAAACCTTTTATACCAGGTACACCATCTGTAACGTCACCTGCTATTGTCATTGCCATAAAGTTCTTATCAGCTTGTGTTCTCGTTATCAGTTCTAACGTGTCACCTGCTAACAACAAACCAGGTATAGTTTTCATATCTTTATCAACAGATACTATGACAGGATTATCATATCTATTGTTTGTACTTAGTAAACCTAATACGTCATCACCTTCTAAATTAGGGTAACTGACTGACTCATAATTATTTTTAACTTCATCAATAACATTACTTAAACCAAGTGGGTGTCTCTTATCTATTCTATTTATTTTGTATTCTGTAAATATTTCATGTCTGAATGTAGGATAACTTGTAAAACACATAATAATATCATCACTACCTTTATAACCTTCTGTATCTAATATTGTTTGATAATGTTTTAGCTTAAAATCTATCATGCTCATTGCTTCTCGTTCATCCATAATTAGATGATGATTATATTTGTCAAACCTTATGTCGTGTTGGGCTGCACAACAAGAAGAATAAATTAGATAGTCTGCATCTATAAGTAAGGTCATAGTTAAAAATAGTTAGGGTATGCTCTTAGTCTGGAAGTCTCAGCATCATAAAGAAGTTTATCAACTTCTCCTGTCATGCCTGTATGTCTAGATTTCAGTATCTTCATTTGTAATTGTGACCTTTCATCAGCAGAGTTTGACAACTGATTTCTAACTAAGGATATGCAAAGATCTGACATTTGTACAAGTCCATGAGATCCACGAAAATCACGTAAACTTACTTCTGCACCTTCTTCATGTCCTTTGCCATCAGGTCTGCGTAAGTGAGTTACTACAAGCAAACAAATATTAGTTTCTTCTATGAGACTACGTAGTTTTGTTGATAAAATATCTAGTGATTTACGTTCATCATTATTTTCTATGCCAGAAACAACTATAGATATATGGTCTAGTATCACCACATCTACACCATCTGTAGTGGCTAGGTTTCTTATCTGCGATAGTAATATATCAGGTTCTATACTACCAAAATGATTATATAAATATAAATTTCTTGTACCTGTTAGCTTATCAAATGCAGCTTTTATAGCACTTTTATCTATAGCGTGTTGATTTAAATGTAATGGTGTATTTAAATCTATAGATACAAGTCTCATAAGAGATCTTTGTACTGATTCTTCTAACGCTATATAACCTACCTTTAGACCACTTTTTAGAAAGTGACTTGCAAACTCACCACATAATGTAGATTTACCTGCACCGCTACCTGCTGCTATAGATACCATTTGCGTTGGAAACAAACCACCTGTAAATTTATTCAGTTCTGGATATGGGTAGTCACAAATAGGTTTACTTGTTTCTTTACTAAATAAATCCCAAGCATCAGCAGCGTTTATTATATGATCTGTTCTACATGGTTGAGCTTTCCATAATATATCTTTTAATTCATCACCACGTTTTGCAACTAACAAATCATTAACGTCATTTATATCATCAGGTAATCTTGCTATTGCAGCTTTACCTTTTGGCAATACTTGTAATGCTTTTTCGCTACCTAGTTCACCTGCCTTATCATTATCAAAACAAATAACTGACCTGCAAAATTTATTTATAAAATCATATTCTTTTGCCAGGTATTTTGCTGCTGACTGTACACCAGAAGGAACTGACACGCAGGGAAAACGGTGATTAAAAATTTGACTTGCTGCCATACAATCAATTTCGCCTTCAAAAATAGATAAAAAGATATCACCAGTATTTTGTATTCTGCAATTTATTTGACCATATAACTGCACTTGTTTTATATCACCTATCCATACAAATTTTTTATTAGCAAACCTTATGTGTTGAGCAACATCTACACCTTGACTGTTTTGATATGTAGCTACCTGACATTGCTGACCTTTATACACACTAACTCCATATTTAAATAGTTCGCAAGTCTCCTTAGTGATTCCTCTTGCAGGTAAATCGGTGTATGTGACAGGTAATAGTTTCACTTCTTTTTTAAATACAGGTTGCGGTTCTATTCTTGGAGAAAATTTTTTTTCAGTTTTTTTATTTGGGTAATATCTATAGTCACAATCAATAGAAAAACAATGAGCATGACCATCATCAAACCAAGCTAAGTTATCCTTTGATTTACATTGAGGACACTTAGTTTTTTTTACATACTTGCTTGTCATTTTCCCAAAGTTTAATTAGTTTTTCTAATTCATTAATTCGTTTTTTGGCATACATAATTTTTTCTTGCCTAGTCATACCAATCGTTAGGAATAAATTTATCGCAGTAAAGAAACCCATGTCTCGTACACCAATCGGCATACGAGATAGAGTTTTTAGCTTTGGATAATTTTGTTTTACTATTTTGAAAACAAAATCTAATGTCTAGGTCGGGTCTAGTCTCCTTAATGACAAGGTGTTTTCTCCTATCGGCTTTTGAGAAATATCCTTTCGTTTCAACAATAATATTGTTGATGACAAAGTCAGGCTTGTAGCAGCAAGAAATTTTATAGTCAATGCTAAGTGATTCATAGGTAAATACAATTTTCTTTTTTGTTAATGTAGCTGCAAATTCTTTTTCAAACTTGCTTTTGTATTTGTTACCAATCACTTGCACTTGCTGGTACTGGTGCAGAAGGATCTTCAAAACTACTTGGCGGTGCAGGTTGTTTTGTAGGTAAGAAACCCATATCTTGTGGTGATGCTACACCATCATAAGGTACATAGCTTCTTACAATTACTGATACAGGTTGTATTCTCATGCCTACTTCATCAAGATCAAAACCTTGTATGCGTAGATATGCCTGACCTCTAGATTCTGGTGATAGCTTATCGTACTTAGCTGATTCTTCTTTGTTTAAAAATACAACAGTATCACCTACTTGTTCAGCAAATTTTGGTGGTGGTAATTCAAACTCAGCACCTTGTTTATTTGTTCGCTTGCCACTAGGCATCTTGCAATAAACTTCTAAACCCTGCTCAGTTGTTTTCCAATACTCTTTTGGATTACCTTCTTTATCTCTAGACCAGGTAAATTTTTTACTTGGGTTTTCATTTTGTAGTTGTTCTTTCCATTTTGTTTTATATCCTTCTAATTTATCTAACATAAACTCTATAGAATTTATAGGTTCTGTTCCTGGTAATCCTAAGTCAGATGGTGTAAATACATCATCAGGTTTAAATACAAGTGTTAGTTGATAGTAACCATACTTAGGTTCTGGTTTATGTAGCCATGCGTAAGTTAAGTTTGCATAGGGAGTTGTCAACATTAAAGTTGGTGATTTGCTTGCCATTGAATGTCTTTGAATTTATTTTGAAAAACGTCTTATAGACGTTCTAGTATATTACCGTCAATATATTTAGTGTCTAGTAATGTCTTTAACTAAATACATATGGTGCATCAATGATATGATTTATATCAAAATTACCTATAGGTTGTAGATTATTGTATAGTTCACATTTATTTGACCAGGTATAGATAGACGCTAAATTTTTCTTTACTTGTTTTATAAAAGGTTCTATCTCTTGTACGTTAGCTGCAAAACTATCATGTATGGTTACAAGACTTTTAAAACCTTGCTGTTTATATACATGAGACAATGCTAAATGTACATTTGCTGCATCATAACTATGTACAAAGTTTGCAGTAATACTATTTTTTATTTTTTTCTTATCTAATTTTCTTGTGTCATATGTATAACATAACCATAAACTAGACTCATTAAATTTAGTTCTTACCTGTTTAGATTCTTTTATATAATAATTTTGCTCTACTATAAATCCAGATGGTGTAGTCCATGTAATAGCCTGACTTTCTTTTAAATAATCCATTACATATTTACAGCTAGGAAATATTTGATCTAAGGCAGTTCTTATCTGTTTTACTAAAAAATTAAGATGATTATTAGTTATATTATTATTCCATTTTTGTTTTTCTAGGTAGTTTATTATTCCAAAATCCGTACCACCGTAAGGAATCATTAGTATTGGTTTTTTTATCCTATCTCTATTAAGGTTTTTATCTTTTAATAAGTCTTTGCATTTACGTGTATCTTCGTACCTATACATAGACATTTGATGTAGGTTAATTCTTAATTTTTCTAAGACCATAGTGTATAGATCTTGTCTATCATTTTTTGTAAGGTTAGTAGCAGTAGCTAACCTTTCATCTTTTGTAAGGCAAGCAATATGTTGATAAGCATTATTAGTACCATCTAAATGTATTGGTAAACCAGTTTTATAATTACTATCATCCATATATTTTTTATATTCCAAACACCAAGCAAGAAACTGAAATGGTTTATTTGCCTTGCTCCATAGACTTACATTACCTACAGGATCTTCTGCTATTTGTTTTGCATATCTACTACCAGTATTTCTCACCCATGCACTTCTTTCCATAAAAGATGCACCTTCATTAGTCCATAAGTTATAACCTGCTATTTGAAACCACTTCATGCTGTAATCTGTATAACTTAGTGGTACAGCATCAGCAAATAAATGTAGAGATCTTGCTAGATCATGCCCTTGCGGATTTAAATGTGGTGTTACGCAATATAATCTGCCACGAAAATCTGCCTGGTAACAATGATAAAAGGTATATTCTTTATATTTTTCAGCAGTATTTATTATTGATAATATAAGTAGTCGTTTAGATTTTATGCTTGCATTGTAATCATGCACTTTTGCAGCTTCATATCTCCACTTATCTCTTGCTACTTTATTTGTATCTATATCTTCTGGTTTAGGTGGTAATGGCAATAACTGACAGTTAAAAATATCACTATCGTTATTAAACAACTGCATTGCTATATCTAGTATGTCTTTATTTATGATCCATCCAACCTCTTGCAAAGCATTTACAGCATTATAAAAATCTACTGGATTTGCTTCATCTAATTTATGTAAATAGTTTTTGTCTTTTGTTTTTACAATATCTAACTTAGATAAACGTGGTGTATGATAACCACCATCATAAGGATTAGTCCATTTAACAGGTTTTATAATGCAAGGTTGATAGTAAGGTACAGCAATATTTTTATTTAACTTTTGGTTGTTTATCCATTTAATAGCATTATCAGTTAAGGTTATATACTTATTGCTGTTTTTTGTAGATCCATTTTTCTTAACAACTGTAGTTGTAAGTTTGATTGATGATTCTATAATCTCAATTAATTTTGCACCAATGCGTACTTTATCTTCTTGTTTCCAAGAATCAAAAAAATGATTTGCTTTATTCATATGGTGCATTAAAACTCTACGTCTATAACGCAAATGCCTGGTATCTTTTAGATGATGTTTTATTGCATGAAAATATTTTTTATCACACTTTTCATAAAAACAAAACCTTAATTCATCTTCTAATCTAGTACCTATTTGCATAGCTACTGCATTAAATGTTCTGTTATTCCAGTTTGTTGCACCATCTAAGATGACTTTCATAGCTATAAAACTAACTACATACAAGTCATCAAACTCACTAAGTAAATAAGCTACTTTAGATTTACGACCAGCTTTACCTGACGTTGCATAATGTATAAACGTTTTTAATTTTTTTGTTACCTTTTCTATTCCACAAAAAATTATGCCTCTACTGTAGTCATTTTCACTTTCCTTACCTTTTTTTTTGTTAGTTTCCCTTATTTTATTTAATCGACTTATACCTAAATCGACCATACTATTTTCTAGTTCTATTTGTTTTTTATAGTTCATTTATCTTTCTCATCATGTCATCTAATTCTTCTAATTTTTGTACAGCAAATTCAACTATTTTTCTATAACCATTTTTAACTTCAATATTATTTTCTTTTTCAGCTTTATCTGTTAAATACTTTATATATATTTCTTTGTTAGTTATTTCAGTTGTAAGGGAACTAAGAATAAAATCTTTTTGACTATCAGTAAATTTCATTTGTTCATCACCTCTACGTATTTATGTAAATCGTCAGGTGCAAAATGAGCATATGCCATAGTTTGTTCTAATTTATTATGACCTACCCATTTACTTACAATAGGTATCGGTATGCCTTTCATAATCATCCTTTTAATAGCAGTATGACGCAATATATGTATTGTGTAAGTGCTATCACTAGCTCTATTAAGATCAGTTCTAACCTTAGTCCAGGCTTTATCTAACCAAAACCAGTTATAAGGAAATATATATTCATCATCTTCTTTCCACTCAGCATACAAACTAATAATATTCATGCACTTATCAGTCATAGGTACAGCAATAGGATTATTGCACTTACGTTTTTCAAACAATATTTGATTATGTTTAAAGTCTATATCTCTTTTTTTTACACCTAACAATTCACCTGATCTACATCCTAGTTCTAAAAGTACCTGGAATATATCTAAATGTTCTACAAAACCTAGATCCTTACATTTATTCCATAGTTGTATAACATCATCATCATTTAAGTGTGGTATTACTCTTTTTGTTTTTGGTAAATTTCTAGGAAAACTAACACTTACAGCAAAACCCTCTTCTGCCATAGTTTTTAGCGTAGATTTTAAATAACTTGTTCGCATATTTATAGTATCGTTTATGTTTTTTTCTACGTTTTTACCATAATCTATTAGTTTAGTTACATCCTTAGATGTAATCTGACTAATCTTTTTATTACCTAAGATAGCTATACATTGTTTTAGTAGTCTTAGGTACTGTTCAGCACTTTCTTGACCGTTTTTATAACGTTTATAGTGCGTCATCATTGCATCTTGCAATGTAGGAATTTTAGTTTTTGCCATTTTGTAACCTTTTAATTTGTTTTTTAGTTTTATCAAATTGAACAATATATTCTTTTACAGTTACCTTATTACTTTCATCTTCCCATAATCTAGTTAGTTCAGATAACTTACCTTGCAATTCTTTTATTTTTGCAAGTCTAGCTTTTTCAAATTCTTTATTTAGATTTTTCATTTTCCTCTACTGATAACTTAACTAATTCATTTAAGTGATAATAATGTAGATCTTTTTTATATTCTTCTTCGCTTATCTCACGTGTAGAAAACATAAAACCACAGCTTAAACACTTCCTACGTCTATAGGTATAGTTTAGATCGGTTCTAACTTCGTTAGCACCTCTACCAGTACGTGTAATAGTTACCTGGTTTGATGTACTTTCACAACTAGGGCATTTAATCATCTATCTCTATTGGTAAATTTACTAAATAGTTTTTGTAAGTTAAAATATTTTTTTTCATAGTTATTTTTATTATCTAGGTGTTGATGATATGCTTTTTTTCTACTAGATTTTTGTTGTATAGATCCAGTATCATATCGTTTATAAATTTCTATTAATTCTTCTTCTTCTTTTATTTGTTTTTTTAACGTTATGATTTTTTCTTTTAATAATTCATAAACGTCATTTTCTTCCCATAAATCAAGTTTCATAATTTTACCTCAAAACTATTTTTATCTCTAAGTTTATCTACTAGAAATTCATAGGCATCATATTCAGTGATGCCTAGTAATTTAGATAACTGTATAGCTAGATCCTTAGTATGACTAGCTATACTATTTAAATCGTAAGGATATGAATCCAATTACTTACCTCCTTTAGCTAGATGTATGCCTTTATCAGTAATAACACCATCTATTAATTCACCCTTTTTAGTTTTAGGATAATCTATGTCAGGTATAATAATTCCCAAACCTGGATCTTCTATTCTAATAAATAATAAATCTTCAGTAACGTCACTAAAGACAAACTCTTTACATTTATCAAATATAGTTTGAGGTATATTAATAGGATTTTTATTATCACCTATTGGTTGATACATCATTACAACCCTACTACCTGACCAATCAATAGGTTCTATTTCATACCCATTTTTTAAAAAATTATCAGAATAAAAAACTACTTTCCATTCTAATGATCTATGACATACGATACAAAATGGAAA